CAAGAAACTACAACACAGTGCTTACCACACAAGGTGCGGACTTTAACCAAGGTGACGGACCACTCAGTGATCCAAGAATACAAAATGTTATAGGCAGCAAGAATGCCGCCCTGGTCCAATCAGGCGCCGCCGCATCTAACAATCCTGTAGACAACCTAAATGTTCTAGGAAAAAGCCTCGCAGGAAATTATGAATTAGATACTAGCAAAGTAAAGACTGCTAATAACAGAGAAATACGCACCCTTTCCGGTGGCGAGTTTGATGAAGCCCGTAGGAAAATTATAGAACTTGAAGCACAGACTGAACAAGAGCTTGATGCACTAACCAGTAGCAGCAATTCTCGGCAAGAAGAAGCACTTGCGGCCAGGGGACAACCAAAAAAATCAGGCAGAGACGGCAGTGTAAAATTTGCCAATCAACTGCGCAAATATAATTCGTACAATTATATAATCACACTTGGTATACTTAATAGCAACGAATATAATTTTCCTAGCACACTAGAAAAAAGAGGATTTACCCAAATCATAGCCAAGAGCGCCGGCGGCAATTTGGAAAAGAGAGTGCAAACCCTAGAGGAAGAAGCGTTAGGCGGCCATGCAGAATATTTCATTGAAGATTTAGAAATTGATGTAGTAATTGCTCCAAGCCAGAACACGGGTGTCGGAGTAGGAACAAATGTTTCATTTAACATAATTGAACCATACAGCATGGGCAAGTTCCTTGAAGCACTGAAATTGGCATCCGAAGAACTTGGATACAGTAATTTTTCAAGGGTGCCTTTTTGCCTGCGAATCGATTTTGTGGGGTACGATCACAATGGAAATGTTGTAGAAGATGGCACAACCATAAAGCCTAGATTCTTTCCTATAATCATCAACAATGTGGAGTTTGAAGTGACAGGATCAGGAAGTTCCTACGGTATAAGTGCAGTGGCTTATTCTGATGTACCGCATTCTGATCTTGTAAACGAAATAAAGACCGATATAAGCAGTTCAGGAATTCGCGTGCATCAAGTGTTGGAAAATTCAGAACACAGTATAGCAAGAAACATCAACACCCATGTTGAAATTCTAGAGGATGCGCAAAGAATATCTGGTTATGACAGAACCTTGATTGTTTTTCCAAAAGACAAGACAGGACTTATAAAAGCACTGGAAGGACAAGGAATTTCGCAACAAGAGTTACAGGTTATAGAAGACGCGGAAGATGAAAGAATTCGATTAGGACAAGCCGAAGCCGAAGCCAGCGGCGGACGCAGAGAAGTACAGGTAAACAAAAACACAATTAACAGCGCACCGCCTAAAGTATACAAATTTCTCAAAGCTTGGGCTAGCAATCCTAATAATATAAATGAAATCGGTCTCAGCGAATTGGTGGAAAACACTAACAGTGCAAAAAAGGCAAAACACGCCGATAAGAGCAAAAGACAGGACGAAGAAACACAAACCGATAAACCAGATGCTCCTGCGGCAGGCGTACCACAAAAAAGCAGATTGTTTGAGTACACACAGGGAACCAAAGTCACTGAAATCATAGAGGATGTGTTGTTGACCAGCAAGTATGGGCTCGAAGCGCCGCAAGAAGAACGCGACGATGGCAAGAAAAAATGGTTCAAGATTGAAACAATGACATTTATAGAAGCAGACGAAAAAACTGAGGCTGTGATGGGTCGACCAAGAATGACATATGTTTACAGCGTGATTCCGTATTTTCCAGATGAAGCAAAATTTATATCATCAAAGGAATCTCCCAAAAATACAGATAATCTCAAAGCAATTGCGTTAAAAGAATATGACTACATTTACACCGGCAAAAACGAAGACATCCTTGATTTCAATATTAATTTCAACAATGCATTTTTCCAATCTGTAATGGGAGATCTAAACCAAGGAAATACCCAAGCCGCAGACAGCACCAAAGGCACAGAATCGAAAACTGAAACAGCTTTATCCACAAACACAAGCGAAACAAACAAAGAGCAAGGATCAAGTGTGTATCTCACACCAAGGCTTGATAGAATCTTGCCAAAAGGTTCGCCGTTGAGCCCTGAAACAGAAGTAAAACGTAGAATAGCAGAACAATTCCATAATAGATTGATTAATTCAGAAGTGGACATGATCACAGCGCAAATGCAGATTTGGGGCGATCCATTCTATATACCATTGGACAACGGTAATAACCGAGAAGAAAGCGCAGGAATAAATGCCACACAAGGCGGCAGCATGGATTACACAAATCACGAAGTTACCTGTAACATAAATTTTTTAACTCCATTGGACTATCCTAATAAACCAGGCCATTTTGTTATGGACTTTCCTGAACTGGTAAGACCGTTCAGTGGATTCTTCCAGATATTAGCTGTGACAAATTCGTTTAGCAACGGCAAATTTACACAAGAACTTAAATTAGTAAGACGACCAAGACAAACTGATAAAGAAACAGGAACTAAAGGTGTGGTTGACGACAGCAAACAAGATTCACAACCTGTACAAGGTGGCAGAGGTGATGGCAATGCTGAAGTGGAAGCCCGCAGACAAGAAGCAGAACGCCTGAGAAGACAGGCAGAAGCACAGGCTGCCACAGAAGCCCAATTTAACCAACAGACGCAGATAGGCGGAGCATAATGACCACAACAGTTATCATAGCAATTGGAACCAACGACAGTCCTGACACCGTGTCAGTCACTGAACGCAATGTCACTGCTATCATAAACAGTGTTAAAGCCAGGGGATATGAAACTGTAATTGTGGTCCCACCTAACAAAGAAGAAGAAGTGATCGCATCAAGAAATCCAGACAATCCGCAAGAAAATTTCAAGGCTCAATACGATGCAGTCAAAGCTGGTGCAGAATCAGCTGGAGCCACTGTCAGCGAAGGCACCTATAGCACTCCAGAGCCATGGCACCTCACCGCTGAAAGTGCATCTACTTTAAGAAATTCTAATCCTGATGCTATTGTAGTCGGCGATCACAATGCAGTGCGTGTAAACGGATTCAAATCTACCCAAGTATGCAAAACAGAAAGCACCAGCGGTGATATTCTCAGAAGAGTAGAGCATCACATGCCGGACCCTACATCCGGTGTTACCGAAGATGGAAACAAAGCTATTACTATCACCCAACAGGATAAGATTTTACTTGACATGGTAACAAAATCTAATGTCAAAGGATACACTTATTACTCATATTATTTAGGACAAACTGAGCCGAGGTTAACTGAATGGTCTTTGTCGCAGGTAAGATTGTTTCAAGCACGATTACTTCGACGATCTCGTAGACTAAAAGACAGTTCTGCCTGTGGAAAATATCAATTAATAAAAAGCAGTTTAGTGAAGTCTTTTTTGTATCTTGGACTAGATCCAAACAACATAAGATTCTCAGAAGAAATACAAGATGCTCTTATGATAGCTAGATTAGAACAAGTCCGCAAATATAAAGAGTGGAAGTCAGGAAAATTGCCTGACACGGATTTTTGCATTCAGTTAGCCATGGAGTTTGACAGTGTACCAGTTCCTAGAGCAATAAAAGCAAATGAAATCAAGCAAGGTGTTCCTGCACAAGATCTTTTAGCTGGGCAAAGTTTTTATACTGGAAATTTTATTTTCACTGAAGGACACAATCTCAAAGCATTTTTGCAAAGTCTTGGAGATCTTAGAAAAGCAGGCCCTGGCAAAGTATACAAAATTGACATCACGTCTACAGGAAATAATGCAGTATCTCCCCCAGCTGGAAAAAGCTATAAACGAGTCACAGAAACAGCAACCACAGGGGGCAATAGGGTTACAGGCGGTCGTAGGGTAAATTCTAATCCAAATGAAAAAATCAATCTTCCTCTGCCTGAAGATATTTACAAGTATGAAAGCATTGATCCACACGACGATAGATACGATTTTCGCACAGGAAAAAAAGTCAAAGACATTGGTATCAATGAAACCGAAGCAACATTAGAAAATCCTGAATACACTGTTAAGGGAAACGATCCTTTATTTAATGCAGGAGTAGCACCAGAATACAATCCAATTCAAACAATAGATCCAAATTTAGATCTCACAATCGTGGATTTCGATACAGGAAATCCCATAGAAATTTCAGAACAAGAAAAAAAGCAGAATGCAAATAAGATAGTCAAAGAATTAACTAAACAGGGAATCACTGACAAAAGAGAACAGGCAAATCTTTTAGCTGTCGTAGAAACCAAAAGTAAATTAAGTCCCCGTGCTGTAAAAAATTACAGTAATGCATCTGTGCAGGATATTCGCAGTGAATTTGGGTCAAGGATTGACGATATATCAGATACAGAGTTAACAAATCTAAAAGACAACCCTTCAGATTTCTATGACGAGGTGCTGAAAGATGTAGGTGGTAGCGAATATCAGGGAAGGGGATTTGTTCAACTTACGGGTCGAGATAATTATGTAGAAGTGGGCAATAGATTAAACATGGATCTTGCTAATAATCCTGAACTTGCATTTGATACAGACACTTCTGCAAAAATAGCCGCCGATTTTTACAAAGACCAAAACTCAAAAACCAATCTCAAAAGCATAAGAAATTTGTTTAGTTCTATGTTTAGTTTTGATCCATTTACAACTACCGACCAATCCCTGCAATCTGGCGGCAAATCTATGCTAGAAAAAATACAGGCTTTAAGCGATTCCTGGTTAAGCCGATTAGAAAGTGCAGATCCTGTTCAGTTGTCCAACACCACTACTGAGATTGTGCAAGATAGAGATGGAGGCCTCAGAGGAACTAGTGATAAGCCATTGCCAACAGGAAGAAGTTTACCTAGCCCTAATAATAATTTAGACATTGACGACAGTCTTTTAAACGAAATAGATTCACTGTCAGATAGTCCGTATAATGAACTTCTTGCACAAGAATATCTGGGCGAAGACGATCAAGGTAATATTATAGATATAAACACAGGTGAAATTTTTGGGGAGAAGCCTCTTGACAGCGAAATAGTCTATGACACAGAGGGTAATGTGTCTTTAAATAGATCAGGTTGGCGATTTGTTAATAACGGAAGCGGAGCAATAGAAGAAAATGTATAGCTATTCACGTACCACAGTTAAAGATGCTCCGATTAGAGGATCAGGACCATACGAGGCAATGATAGTAAATCATTTAGATCCTTACATGCAAGGCAGCTTAGAAGTAGAACTTCTACGAAGAAATAGTGCAGCGAATTCGCCGCAACGCAGTGGGCAATTGGTTGTAGTAAAATACCTGTCTCCTTTTTATGGAGCTACTCCAGCTTCGGGTCTCAAAGAAAACGACGGATATGAAAACACCCAAAAGAGTTACGGGTTTTGGGCGGTGCCGCCAGATTTTGGCACACGTGTGTTAGTAATCTTTGCAGAGGGCAATCCTGCTTACGGTTATTGGATAGGTTGTATACAAGACAGTAACATGAATTTCATGGTTCCTGATGGGAGGGCAAGCACAGCTGCCACTACTGATGCCACACCCGGCGAACTCCAAGGTAAAAAACTTCCAGTTGGTGAGTACAATAAAAAGTTAGAAACTGGCGGCAAAATAGATCCTAATTTCTTTGACAAGCCCTACAATAAAGATTTCACCGGCGTATTGCAAACACAAGGGCTTCTGGATGATGAAGCTCGCGGAACAACCACGACCAGTTCAAGGAGAGAAGTTCCTAGCATGGTATTTGGGATAAGCACGCCCGGACCGTTGGATAAGCGCAGAGGCTCTCCCAAAGCAAAATACGGAACTACAGAAGATAGCGTAGAAATTCCATATAATAGATTGGGCGGATCCAGTTTTGTAATGGACGACGGTGATGAAAAATTCATCCGTGCAACTCATGCAGAAGATGGTCCTCCTATATACATTAATAGAACTAGAAATGAAGGCGGCGGCGACGAGACAATTCCTCAAAATGAACTCACACGAATCCGCACACGCACCGGACATCAAATACTGTTACACAATTCAGAAGACTTAATTTATATAGCAAACTCCAGAGGCACTGCCTGGATAGAACTTACTTCTGACGGAAAGATTGATATTCATGCCCAAGACAGCATCAGCGTAATGAGTGATAATGATATAAACTTCACCGCCGAGCGTGATTTCAACGTTGACGCTGGCAGAAATGTTAACATCAAAGCCAGTGCTCGTTGGAGTGATTTTAAAAGCGTGGAAGAAGATCTTGAAAGCGGTAGAGTACAGATAGAAAGTGCATATAACACAAATCTACATGTGGGCAGAGATTACAAGATAACAGTAAAACGAGATAAGCACCTATATATCGAAGATGAATATAAAACCAACGTAGGAGCAAGTATTAACACTAGCAGCGGCAGCGACATAATGATGAAAAGTGCAGGAAGCATACATACAAGTGCTGGCGGAAGTGTTTTTACAACCAGCGACGGTAGCACACATAATATAACTGCTGGAGATATGTACACTAAAGTCGAAGGAAAAATACATAACCGTGCAGGAGAAACAATACAGACAAATGCAGGAACAGATATTCATACTATAGCAGGTGATAATATTTACGTCAAAACCTTGACAGGTGAAATTCACAGCATTGCAGAAACAAATGCTTACACAAGAACAAAAACTGGGGACATGCATCACATAGCCGAAGGGGGTATTTTTACAGAAGCAATTACACTGGGAATTCATAATACCGCTGCAGTTGATATTAGGAATGCCGCAGGCAACACCATTGATCTACAAGCTGGCACTTTGATAGCAGGCGACGCAGCGCAGATACATTGGAATAGCAACAAGTCTGACACAGCTATAATTGCACAAGAGGCCTCGGATGCAGAAGCAGCCAAATATGCAGTGCAAGCAGAAGACCCAAAAAGTGATGCAGAACCTGTGAAACCTTTGCCTACTATTACACTGCCGTATGTGATGCCAGGTGTTGATCAGCCTATTCCTTATCCTAGTATTTTAGCAAGGGCGCCTCAGCACGAGCCATGGCCCCATCATGAAAATCTCAATCCCCTATCTTTCAAGCGTGACCAAACGGATAGGGAAGCAACTGGAGCATTAGTTACAGCCGATAGATTTGCTACTCCAGATACTTTTTTAAAGAATAAAACTATTGGCGAGTCTACTATACGAGTTATGGGCACCGGCGGCAATCTTAGCTCGCAAAACGTACCAGAAGACGGCGACGGAACGGGCTCCGACTATAGAAATAGTGACAGCTTTGATGATTCAGCCGGAATTGGCGAAGGACAAATTGATCCTAGGCTAAAAAATGAATCAGAAGTTACCGGATCGACGGATTTCGGTGAAGAAGGAACAGACAAATCAAACCTCAAATACGAAAACAAAAATGCGACTAGAAATCTAGCACTTGAACCTGCTCTTGAAAACCTGTTAATTAAAGTAGCCACAGAGTTAGACGTCACAGCACACATAACAAGTGGGGGTCAAATGCCGTATGACGAGTGTATTGCACGTGGTGGATATAAAGCGCAAAATTCCAAAAAATGGTACGTGGGCGGCAAAGCAGTGCGTACAGGATCAACAAGACACGACGGTGGAGCCGCCTGCGATCTTTACATTACCCGAGATGATGTGCAAATTCCAAGTAACAATCCTATATTCAACAAATTTGTAGAACTGTTTATGAAGTACGGCGGCAGAGCAGGAGGATCAAGTCCCGCTTATATGGGCCCATATGTAATGCATCTTGATATTGTAGGCTCAGACCGAGGGGGCGGCATTGTTTGGTTAAGCACAAGAGATTTTGAAAGGTCATTGCGCAAAGGACTTGCCCAGCAAACTGCGCCCATAAAGAGTGCATTTGTGTAGGTAAATAATGTTATGAGTTCGCTAGAAAAAAATCTATATAAAAGAATAATAGTTCCTGGCAAGCCAGAGAAACCAAAACCTAGCACATCATATAGAGGATTTTCTACTATAAACGATGCGGCTGATAAATTTGCTCTGTATGATTTCGAATTGATAAAGCAAAATATCATAAATCATTTTCATATTCGCAAAGGAGAAAAATTAAGCGACCCAGAATTCGGTACTATAATATGGGACATGTTATACGAGCCGTTCACGGACGCAGTAAGAGATGCTGTCTTGGATAATGTCACAGAAATCTGTAATTATGATCCTAGGGCACAAGTTGACCAAATTCTTGTGGATAGCTACGAAAATGGCATAGAAGTTGTGTGTTTCTTATCATATCTCCCCTTTAATATATCTGAACAATTGCAATTCAGATTTGATCAAGCCGCCGCATTAGATTAAATGCTAGTTTAATTTTTGCTGATAAATATCTTATATTAAAAGGATTATCTCTATGTCTTCTACTGATAGACAATCACGGTTACTAGTAACCGAAGATTGGAAGAAAATATATCAAAGTTTCAGAAATGCGGACTTTCAAAGCTACGATTTTGACAATCTCCGCAGAACAATGATAAACTATCTTAGACAGAACTATCCTGAAGACTTTAACGATTACATAGAAAGCTCTGAATATCTTGCACTGATTGATCTAATAGCATTCCTAGGACAAAATCTTTCATTCAGGGTTGATCTAAATGCCAGAGAAAATTTCCTCGAAACCGCAGAGCGTAGAGAAAGCGTTTTAAGATTAGCCAAACTTATATCTTATAATCCTAGCAGAAACAAACCCGCAAATGGATTATTGAAGTTCGATACGGTAACGACCACAGAATCTGTCAAAGACAGCACTGGTTTGGATCTGGCAGGAACCACAGTAACGTGGAACGACAGAGCAAATCCTAATTACTTTGAGCAGTTTATCAAAATAATAAATGCGGCCCTGCCACAAGGGGGCGGAGTAGGCAGCCCGATCAAAACAGCAGATATACAAGGCATAAGCACAGAACAATACAGATTTAATGCCCTTAACACTGACATACCCTCATATGGTTTTAACAAACCAGTAGAAGGCCTTACCACTAGATTTGAAGTTGTAAGCACTACTCTAAACGGAAACACAATTTTGGAAGAACCTCCTTTACCTGGAAACAGTCCTAGTTTTCTATACAGAGACGATGGTCAGGGTGCAGGAAGTTCTAATACTGGATTCTTCATGCATTTCAGACAAGGCACTCTAGAAAGTTCAAATTTCAACGTGCAAAATCCAATTCCTAATCAAGTTGTTAGCATAGATGACGAAAACATTAATAATTCTGATATTTGGGTGTATGGCACTGATTCCAATGGATTTGAAACTACTTTATGGACAAAATTAGATTCAGTAGAAGGAAACAATATTATCTACAACAGTATCTTCAAAGATACAAAAAATGTCTATTCGGTATCCACTAGGACTAACGATAGGATTAATTTGGTATTTTCTGATGGTGTTTTTGGTAATTTGCCGTCCGGCGGTTTCCGCATTTATTATAGAACCAGTGATAACAGGAACATGATAATCAGCCCAAGTGCTGTAACAAACGTAAACATTGAAATACCATATATTAGCAGAGCAAACAGACAAGAAATACTCACAATAGGCCTCAGCCTCAAAACTACTGTTAACAATTCTCGACCAAGCGAATCTAATGCTGATATCAAAGCGGATGCCCCGTCAACCTATTATACGCAAAACAGATTGATAACAGCCGAAGACTATAACATAGGACCGCTAGGTATCGATCAAGATATCATTAAGACCAAGACAGTAAATAGAATCAGCAGCGGAATCAGCAAATATTTGGATCTAAGAGACCCTACTGGAAAATATTCAACAACAAAATTATATGCCAGCGACGGAGTAATCTATAAACAGGAATATACAGACAAATTTAATTTTGATTTTGTCACCCAGGCAGATATAGAAGGAGTTGTATATACACAACTTGAGCCTTTGATAAACAGCGAAGAAATTAAATCCTTTTATCAACAGAATTTTTCAAGACAAGATGTTACAGAGCTTAATGCTGTTTGGAGACAGACCACAAATTCCACAAATAGAAGCACAGGATATTTACAAGAAATTCTAAACAGTAATCAGTTGTTAACCTCTGCCGCAGGAGTGCCGATTTCAAATGCTCAATTTTATCCTGTTGGATCGTTTGCCACAAACAATTTACAGTTTTTTGAAGTAGGTGCTCTTGTAAAGTTCAAAGCACCTCAAACTACCTCCACCGACGGCGCAATTGTTCAGCAGTATTTTTTAGAAAACAACACGCTCACAGTTGATTCCAACGCTTCCGGATCAAGTTTATACAAATGGGCAGTTGTGCAAGGAGTGAACGGTGACGGAACATTAATAGATGAAGACGGATTTGGAGCAATTACTTTCAATGATGTAATACCAGAGGGTTCTAAGGTCACTGAGATATTGCCCAGGTATGTTAGAAATGTAGGAGCAGATACCAAAAGACAAATCATTGACAGAGCGTTTGCTTACAGAGACTTCGGCTTAAGATACAGTCAGACAGAACGGCAATGGAAAATTATCACCGCTGAAGACATTAACACTTTTAGTGGATTTTCTCTACAGACTGAAGGAAACACCATAGGTGAAAATCTTGACACAAGTTGGTTGTTCTATTTTCAGACTGATGGGTCTAAGTACACTGTTACATATAGGGCTCTTAGGTATGTTTTTGAAAGCGCAGACGAAATAAAGTTTTATTTTGATAATGCTGACAAGATTTTTGACCCCAAAACAGGCAAAACACAAAAAGACAGTATCACGGTGCTGGGCATAAATCCAAGATCTAACTCACCTCAACCTTTTAATAAAGATTTTGTATGGAGCATATCAAATGCATATAAAGATGCAGGAGGTTACAACGACACGCGAAAAATACAGTTGGCATTGTTTGACAGCGACGATGACGGCATCGCAGACAATCCTGATATTTTTTCCGATATAGTGAATGAACGTGCAAAAATAGAAAATAGATTCATCTTCCAGGAAAAATATTCAAATTCCGACGGAGTAGAAGATTTTAGATATGTGCCTAATCCAGGAATTAAAGTCTTACAAAATGAAAGCACTCCAATACAGCCCAGCGCAGAATCAGATGGGCAAGTTTTCTATTTTGTAGATTTTGATCTCTTCAAGGTTTTAGATAAAACACAAAATAACATGACAGTTAGCACCAATTACCGTGCATTTGTAGGTAGAGATAGATTGAAGTTTGAATATGTTCATGTTGCTGATCAAAATTATAGAATAGACCCTGCACGCAGCAACATACTTGATACTTTTTTGCTCACAAGGGGCTATGATAATGAAATGCGCAGTTATTTGCGCGGAGAAATTAATAATAAACCATTGCCGCCCAGCACCGACGAATTGTTTAGATCTTACGGTAGTGAAATTAACAAAATCAAAAGTATAAGCGACGAGGTTGTATATCATCCAGTTAAGTATAAAATACTTTTTGGAAGCAAAGCAGACAGCGATTTGCAAGTTACCTTTAAAATTGTCAAGAACAGTGAGGTAGCCGTTAACAATAATGAACTAAAGGCAAATGTAATAGATCTAATCAATAGATATTTTTCTATAGAAAACTGGGATTTTGGTGAAACATTTTATTTTCAAGAGTTAGCAACCTATGTAATGAATAATCTGAGTCCAGATCTAGTCAGCTTCATCATAGTGCCGAAAAGAGCAGATCAAGGATTTGGAAGCTTATTCGAAATTAAATCTGAAACTGACGAAATATTTGCCAATGGTGCCACAGTGAATGACATCGAGATTATAAATCAACATACTGCTAGCAATCTGCAGAGTAATGGCAAAGTTATCACCAGTATTTCATCTAATGCCACAGGAATACAAACACGCTCTCCTAGTGATCCAACAACCTTGCCTAGCACTACAGCAGGATCAGTGCTAGAAACCGGCAACACAGCGGGTACACTGAATCCTCCTTCACCACTGGAAGAACTAGATCTGTCTGAAAACGCAGATCCGTTTGAAGACGCAATCGGAAATACTGCTCCAATAGATCCGACATATAATTTAAGAGTCATTCAAGTCAATAACACCAGCATTGCGGAGGACAATACAGGACCATTTGTTATACAAGAAGGTGATTCGTTTGTGATACAGCTGACAACCACTGATATATCCAACGGACAGACTATACCATACAATATATCTGGTTTAGATACATTTGATCTCAATGAGGCACCGCTCACTGGACAATTTGTGATACAAAATAACACAGCTATAGCAGGATTCCAGTTGAGTGACACAATTGCATCTGATCGTCCTACAGTTTTCAAATTGACTTTGAATGATCAACAAGTTTCCATAGAATTACCCATAGCAGGTTTACAGGCATAAGGATAATAATTAATGTCATCTAATGAACAAAATGAATTTGGATCACCAACTCCAGGAGACAACAATCGTCAGAGTGCTCGTTTTCTCCCTAGATTCTTTAGATCAGAAGCCAATCTAAAATTTCTACAAGCAACAGTTGATCAGTTGACCCAGCCGGGTGTGGCAGAAAAACTGAGCGGATTCTTTGGTAGGACTATAGCGAAAGGATTTAAGTCTGAGGATAATTATATCGGTGATGTCAACAAAGACAGATTGGATTATCAGTTCGAACCTGCACTGGTTATCAAAGACGTATTTGACAATGTAACGTTCTACAAAGATTACAATGATTATATCAACACATTGAAGTTTTTTAATGTAAACACCGCTAATCATGACAAAATTAATCAACAAGAAAGTTATCCGTGGAATCCTAACATAGACTGGGACAAATTTGTAAATTTCAGAGAGTATTATTGGTTACCAGACGGTCCACTCAGCGTTCCGGTTCAAGGACAGGCTAGAGATGTCACTAGTACATTTACGGTAACCGTAGAGGAAGCTGATGGAGATTTTGCATTTGTTTTTAACGGCAAAAATACAAGAAATCCAAGCCTTAGATTATTCAGAGGACAAAAATATAGATTTGAAATAGACACACCAGGGCATCCTTTTGCCGTTGCAGTAACAAGAAGTTTCACACCGGGCAACGCCGTAATTGTTGCCACACGAGAAGGTATTCGCCAAGACGGGTTATTTGATAGTCAACTGTATGGGGAAACCTACGACATTGGAGATTGGTTGGTTTTGCCACAGAGCGGTAGTGTTACATTTGAAGACGACGAAAATGTAAGCACTTTGTATCCTGATGGAATCCGCTACATTTCTGAAGCCGGCAACGAAATTGCTAATGTCTATATTGAAAAAGGAATACTGGAATTTACAGTGCCTTTTAATTCTCCTGATCGTCTTTATTATATTTCACAAAACAGCATAGATACCAGCGGTTTATTCAAAATATACGATATCGAAGAAAACAGCTTTCTTGATGTAGAAGAAGACATTATAGGAAAAAAATATTACACAAGCTCTAACGGAGTTGAATTTACTAATGGTTTAAAAGTGTCCTTCAGGGGAAATACACAACCAGAAGAATACAGCTCGGGCGAATACTATGTAGAAGGTGTCGGTAATTCAATTAAGTTGATCCCCAAAGAAAATTTAACAATAACCACATCATTTAACAATGATGTCCTACAACCGTTTGACGAGCAAGCGTTTGACGAGCTACCTTTTGGGTCAGCAAAGTCTTATCCGATCAAAAAAGATTATCTCACAGTCAGTCGAGAAAGTGCAGATCTTAATGCATGGAGTCGCAGTAATAGATGGTTTCATAGAACAGTCATAGAGGATAGTTTTAGATATAATGAAATTCCTATTGACTTGAAAGACAGCCAAAAAGCCAAAAGACCGATAATTGAATTCGAGCCCGGTTTAAAGTTATATAATTACGGAACATTTGCAAAACAATTTGTAGACGTAGTCGATACATTTACCAAAGATGTTTTTTCTACCATAGAAGGCTCTGTTGGTTACAACATTGACGGTGTTGATCTAATAGAAGGCATGAGAGTTTTGTTTACTGCTGATACGGACGTCTTGGTAAATGGAGCAATATATGAAGTGAAATATGTAAACATTGACAACGCAAACAGAATCACCCTTATACCAACACTAGATACACTGCCACAACTTTTTGAAAATGTCTTAGTTCAGCAAGGTAAAACCTATGCTGGTAAAATATTCTTTTATAATGGATCTACATGGAAACTTGCACAAGACAAAACAGATGTTAATCAGGCACCTTTGTTTGACTTATGTTGTCCCCAAGGTGAGTTTTATGGCGATACTGAAATTTTTAATTCCACTTCATTCAAAGGTTGCAAGGTATTTTCTTACAAGCAGGGATCTGGAGCGGTTGACCCGGAGTTAGGATTTCCACTGAGTTATAGAAATATCAATAATACCGGGGATATAGTATTCGACTTTAATTTACTTACAGACAGTTTTAATCTGCAGATTAATGAAGAATTAGTTACAGTAAAAACCGATACAGCATTCTTAAGAAAATACTCTGACAGAACAAATTTCGTTTATCAGAATGGTTGGAGCAGTGTACCTGTTATCAGCAAACAAAAGGTTCTAAGACAATACACTGTAAGTCCTAGCCAAAGATCTGTTTTTGAAATAGATGTATATGAAAATGCAGCAATACTAGAAGATCTAGAAGTAAGCGTTTTTGTGAATAATGAAATTAGAACTGACTACAGCATTGATGTTTCCGGCGATCGTGTTGTGGTTCGTTTTACAAATTTGTTAGAGCTTGATGACGTAGTCTTATTGAAGACGCATTCATCTGCAGCTAAGAACAACACCGGACTTTATGAAATACCTAGCAATCTTGAAAAAAATCCTCTAAATGAAGACATTGTTGATTTTACTCTTGGTGAAGTGATAGATCATGTAGGCAGTATGATAGAAGATATTCCTGATTTTGCAGGAACATTTCCTGGAAATAGCAATATTAGAGACCTGGGTAACTTGGATATATACGGAAAACGCTTCCTTAAACATTCCGGTCCTTGGAACCTGCCTGCATTTAGCATCACCAGCAAAGAATTTAACATTGTAAGAGCAATCGAATACGGTAAAACAGAATACAGCAAGTTTAAAAGAAATTTTATTAAGATTGCAACTGATCTAGGATTCACTGGAGAAACCAAACAGCACGTTGATAAAATATTAACAGAACTTAATTTAGAAAAAGTAAGCACACAACCATTTTATTTCTCTGACATGGTAGGCTATAAAAGCGGCAACTCCATTCAATACGAAGTAATAGACGAAGAGAATCCATTTTATAATCTCACAGAGTTGTTTGCATTAGATAATCTCAACAATCAAGCGGTTAACATTTATTTAAACGGTGCTCAATTGTTATTCGACAGAGATTATTATTTCACCGCAGAAGGTTTTGCATATATCGACGCTGGTCAAAAACTTGGCGACACGATTGAAATTGTTGAATATAGCTCCACAGATGGAAGTTACATTCCGCCTACGCCTACAAAATTAGGACTTTATCCAAGATTTGAACCTGAAATAACCATAGATGAACAGTGGTTAGACAGCACCGCAGATAATGTTGATGCCAGGATAGCCCATGCAATTTATGGAGAAAATCTCAATAATCATTTGCAAAGAGGTTGGTTTTATCCAGTTTATCTCGATCGCAAAACTGCCATGCAAAATGATGCCAACGAAACTGTTGTGGTGTTACGTCTTAAAGGATCAAGCAAAGTCTTTTATGCACCGGCTAATAAGTTTGTAGCAGGATCGCTTACTCCCACAGAAGAATACAAAGAATATCCTATTGGCCATGCATTTGTTACCGGACACGACGGAAGTTTTACAAAGTGTTATAAAGATTATAGAGATATTCTTTGGTTGGAACTTGAAAAAAGAATATACAACAACATCAAAATCGATTATGCAAAGACCCAGATAAACATTCATGATTACGTGGGAGGAAGATTCCGTGACACCGGATTGACGGATTCAGATATAGACAGGATTCTCATTAAAGATTTCACAGCTTGGAATAGAATCGTCAAGGCTGATTACACAGAAAATAAGTTTTTCCAAAATCAAAATCAATTCACTTTCAATTACAGTCAAACAAGCTCTGTGGTTGATGACAGAAATCTTCCGGGATTCTGGAGAGCCGTTTACAAAGATGCATTTGATACCGATCGTCCGCACACACATCCTTGGGAAATGCTAGGGTTTACTCGCAAGCCTATCTGGTGGGAGACACAATATGGAGCACCACCGTACACAAGCAACAACACAATTCTGTGGCGCGACCTTGAAGACGGCGTTATTAGAAAGCCCGATAGCACACCTGTTTTAGATTCTAAATATACTAGACCAGGTCTTAGAGATTTTTTACCTGTTGATTCGCAAGGACAATTGAAGCCTCCAGTAAGCGCAAATTATGCAAAAAATATTATTGTGCGAAATCTTGATGACAGTTTCAAGTTTGGAGATAATGCTCCTGTAGAATCTGCATGGAGAAGAAGTTCTGAGTATGCGTTTTCTCTCATAAAGGCAATTTTATTGAATCGTCCTTCAGACTTTTTAGGAAAAGGTTTTGATGTTGCAAGAATACAGAGAAATCTAGCAGGACAATTTGTTTACACGGAAACTGGAAAAAATACCCAATTGACTAATTTGGTATTTCCTAACACATACTCGGACAATTTCCGAATACCCACAAGCGGGCTTGTAAATTACATATACAATCTCATAGGAAGCAATGTATTAAGTGTATACGATGACTACAAAAACAATATCAAAGCAATAAGAAATCAGCTGGGTTTTAAACTTGGCGGATTCACAGACAAACAAAAAATAAATTTAATTTTGCAAAGCAAAAGCCCCAGTGAGGAAAATTCACAAGGTTTATTTGTACCACAAGATAATTTTGAAATATTCCTTAACACAAGCAGTCCTATTGACAATGTAAATTACAGTGGTGTAATAATCGAGCTACGGGCCGATGGATTTATTGTGCAAGGCTATGACTCTGAAACGCCCATATTCAAATACTACAAGACCATCTCCACGCAAGGCGACCCTACTGTGGTTGTAGGCGCAGAAGCAGAAGATGTTGTACAATGGACACCTAACAGGGTGTATGTCAAAGGACAAATTGTAGAAAATGCGTTTGCATATTACAGAGTTACCCAGGATTTTACCAGTGGCTCTTCATTTGACCTAGAAAATCTAGCAAAATTAAGCGAACTTCCTGTAACAGGAGGCCAGCGTGCACAGTTTCGAAATGGTTTTGATAAAAATTTCATACTGGAATTAACATACGGATCCAAGTTAGCAGATGTGCAAAGTGTGGTGGACTTTATATTAGGCTACGGCGAATACCTCAAAGATCAAGGATTTATTTTCGATTATTTTGATACAGATTTTCAAAAAGTTGAAGATTGGAAGACTGCTGCCAAAGAGTTTTTATTCTGGAGTGCCCAAGGTTGGTCAGAGGGCACGGTCATTAGCGTTAGTCCTGCAGCTTACAAACTCATGCTGAAAAGAGACTTCAGTGTAGCAGATGACATTTTTGATCGATTTTATGAATACAGCTTGCTATCAGAAAACGGGAATCCTTTGCCTAGGGAATTTGGCACCATTCTCAGAGAAAAAAACAGTTTTAGTTTGTCAGTAGATAATACCGACAATGGCATATATAATCTCACTGTGCCCTTGGTACAAAAAGAACATGTGGTGTTACTGGATAATAAAACAGTTTTCAGTGATATATTATATCAACCATACAGCGGTTATAGACAAGAAAGAATCAAGGTTCTAGGTTTTAGAAGTGACAACTGGAACGGAAGTTTGAATATTCCAGGGTTTGTTTTTGATGATGCAAAAGTCACAGAATGGGAGCCGTGGCAAGATTACGAAATAGGCAGTCTGGTTAAACACAAAGAATTCTTTTATGTTGCTATAGAAACAGCATATGGGTCTGCAGAATTTAACTTCAATTTCTGGAATAGGCTATCGAATCAACCCGAACCGCAACTGATGACAAATTTTGATTTCAGAGCAAATCAATTCACAGACTATTACGATGTTGACAGTATAGGATTTGACAGAGACCAACAGAGACTTGCACAACATCTTATTGGCTACCAAAAAAGAGATTACCTGGCTAACATAATTAATGATGACGTAAGCCAATTCAAATTCTATCAAGGATTTATCAAAGACAAGGGAACAAGAAATGCTATAGATAAATTGTTTGATGCTCTGGGCGGTAACGAAAGCGGCCTAGATTTCTACGAAGAGTGGGCTGTACAGAGCGGTATTTACGGACAGTCTGATAAAATACGGCAATTAGGTATACCTTTAAAAGAAGATAAAATACTGGAAAGTCCACAAGGTATAGAACTTGTAGATTATATTCCCAATGACATTTTTGATACAACATATAGAGTTCGTCCCGATGATCTTATAACACGACCTGAAGATTTTAGTATAAATTGTTTCCCTACAAAACAGCTAGATGAATATATACTCACAGGCGGATATGTTCATGAAGATGACATAGACTATAAAATTGAAAGTGTATTAGAATTGCAAAATGTAGATGTAAACCTTATGAACATAGGTGAATACATTTGGGTCACTGACGTTTCTCCTAATGATTGGAACGTGTTTAGAATTATAAATTCCAATATCACTGTTAATTCGCTTACTGTAAATCCTGAACAAAATACGTTGGGAGAAACCACAGCTACAATAGAATTTGCATCCACCGAGTTACCTGATATACGAGAAAATGACGTTATTGCTATATTGGGTGCACAATTATACGATGTAACCGGTTTTTACCAAATTACAGAAGCAGTGTCTGGAAATATTTTAGTTATCGAAATTCCAGAAGATAACAGCTTCCAAGATTTTGTTGATGAAGAATTTGAGTGTGTGGTCCTTAAGAGCGAACGGGTAGACTCTTTTGCTAATTTTAATGACGTTGCCCAAGAATCGAGACTGGATGATCAAAAAGTTTGGGTGGATTCGTTTAGATCTGATCTTGAATGGGCAATGTTGCAAAACACAAAAGTCTATTCTAAAATTACAGAGCAAATTAATCCTAATGACATAGAAGATTCCAGTGCCGCGCAGGACGTTTCTAATAGATTCGGAACCGATATTGCTAGTTCAAACGATAATAGATTTGTTTTTGTAAGTGCACCTGGATTCGCAGACGGAGAAGTATACTTCTATAGAAGAAATCAAGACACAGACGAATTAGTATTAAACGATTCTATAAACAATCCTGGATTTAATTTATATCAATTAGAACAAAGCAATTTTGGTCAAAGCATTTCTGTCAGTGACGACGGAGAATATCTTGCGATCGGTGCACCAGCTGCCAGCGAAGTAAAGACAAAATACAAAAAAGATTGGTTATCTACTAGAGAATATGCAAAAGGCGATATTGTGAGACATAAAGGCTCACTGTGGCGTGCACAGAGGACCATACTTCCGGAAGTCGGTGACAAAAAATACAAAACATTTGACAGTCACTATTTAATGGAAGATAGGAAGAATGACAGTGCAGTTTTGCAAACGCTAATAACTGGTTCTCCTTTGTTGCCAGGCCGTCAGGTTAACCACCTACTTGTGAGAGCACCTGCTGATTTGTACTTGGCATCGACGCCCGGAGATTGGTTAAAGCTAGCATGGAATGAGTTTACTTATTTTAACGGACAAATAGATACAGCACGTTATCCTTTTGACAACACCATACAGCAAATAGGATTCGACGGCCAAAATAATTTCCTAGATGGCTTCCATCAAATCAAAGAAAAAGTTGACAAGATATTTTTCTTACCACAATTTGATATTTTACTTCAAGTAGGAGACACAGTGCAAACCAACAGCGGTTTTGCAATAGTTTGTTATGTGGATTTTAGATTGGGCGACATGACAATATACCTTAAGGATATACGCGGCAATTTCGATGCCACGGGCACACTTGAAAGATTTAATTTTAGAGATGCCAGTGTTGAGATCATTGGCGAATATCAAGAAATAGATTATGGCTTTGTTGAGGATTTCAATGGTTTTTGGGCTATTGCGTTGGACTCTTCCGATGAAGGTATTGCATTTAACGACAATAACACAAACTATTTTACCGACGATGTTTATTTTGACGAAGGCAAAGGCCTAGTTATTGCTGATTTAATCAAAGAATCGGTATATCCTGCTCAGAAAAACAGAAACACATACCTCAACATCACTGATGAAATAAAGCGTCTAGGGACCGTTACAACCACAAACTTGAAAGCAAGCATGTTACATAATCTAGGCGAATACTGGGTAGCACGTATGTCTACTTCGGTCACTGCGGAACTTTCTCAAAGAGACACAGTTGGATTTTATCTTAACGACGAAATATCAACACCTTATTTTGACCGAGTGGCAGAAATAGGTCTTGAATTTAGCCAACTTAATAAGATTGATCATGTCATTGAAGACATATGGGACGGGTACATTGATGTGACCGTTAATGCAGAAGATCCTAATACACGCGAACTTTTGTTATTTGCAGAAGGCGATATCGTGCGAGACAAACAACGCCCATTTAATATTTTCCAACAACCTGCAGATATTCCTCTTGATTTAGGCAACGAAGCAGAAGTTGTGTTTGTAAAAAATAATATTGGTGGCAGATTTGATAGACAAAGAATTTATATTAGAATACTCAACGGAAATTGGAACCTGCAAAATAATATCGCTGTAACAAATATTTCCAGAGAAAGACAGGAAAATGGAAACCTCGTAGAGAGGATTATGGGAGACATTGTTGATTACAGGAATGATGTAGTGGTTCCAAACAGCAATGCAGGTATAGGAAAATTTTTAGTAGTAACCAGCGAGACTGTTTCGGGAGTAGATTTTGAAATTCAAGATGCAGAATATCACATCAACAGTTTTTCAGAGTTAGATGCTCCGGCAATACCACCAAGTGTACCAAGCAGTTTAAACAGAGATTACGAACAGGTCTTTAATATTTCTGCTAACACTGCTGGCATTGCAGGAGAGCAAAATACCGGTGCGGTTGTTATTTTAAGAAAGTCTGGACCAAATGCATATTCGTTAAGCAAAGTGATTACCAGTGAGAAGAATTTCGACATTGAGAATGCAGAATTTGGCAAGCAAGTGCGACTTGTTCAAAATGGTATAAATTACAGCCTGTATGTTTCCAGCAATGCCAATAACAGCGAATCTGGCTTTGTGGAAATTTTTGAACATGGGCCTGTTGCGGATTCGAATTTCAAAGGAACGTGGAATCCTGATTTGCCATATGTCAAGGACGACGTAGTGTTGCATCTGGGTAATTACTATCTAGCAAAAATTAACATTAACACACAAACACAAACAAGTATATTTAACACGAATTTTTGGACGGAAATTTCTTGGAGAAGATCAACCGATATAGATTTTAGAGGACAATGGACCCCCGGCGAAGAATACATAAAAGACAGTGTTGTGCAATATGAAAATGAGCTATACGTTGCGCTGACAAATATATCCTCCGCAAACAGTCAACAAAATCCTCAATTAGACAGCGACAGATGGCTGAGAAATAGCGAGTCTATCGTGATTGACGGATCTATAACCGATTCCAGTGTGGACGAATTTGCAGAGGAGTTTGCAATAAACAACAGCGGCGACGTTTTAGTAATTAAATCCAAAACACTGTCACCTGATCCTGTCACACAATTTTCGATTTATAGAAAAGCTCTGTCAGGAAATTATGTAAAACAAGATGCCACAATCAACATTCAATCTAGCGATGTAAATTTTGACCTTGACTATGAAGGCAACACATTGGCACTGGGTATTCCAGACAATAATGACGCAGGACAGAATGTTGGAAAGTTGATCATTTACAACTTGTCAGATCAAAGCCAAACTGTGATATATCCACCTGCCATTGAAAACCTAAGAAGCTTCGGTTACATGGTAGCATTTAATCAAACCAGCTTAATTGTAGGTGCAATTGATTTAGTTAGCGACCAAGGAAAAGCTCTGGTTTACGAAGTACTGAGAAACCAATTTATATACAGCGAGATAATTGCATTTGACCGCCCTGTGGATTCAACTTCACAAAAATTGCATGGAAGGAACAATCACATTTATGTTGGTGTACCTAACAGTGAAAATAATCTGTTTACGGGCTCATTTGTGGACTTTAGAAAAGATCAAAACAGTTTGGGTTGGACGGTTGCAAGGGAATTGATTCCATCGGTTGATCTAGAAAAAATCAACGGCGTATTCCTATACAACAAGAGAACAGAACAAAAAATTACTAGCCTTGATTACATAGATCCTGTACAAGGAAAAATTGCAGGACCAGCAGAACAAAACATCAGTTACAAGGTTCCTTACGATCCTGCACAATACAATGTAGGAGATACGGCCAACGATGTTAACTGGGCAGAAGAACATGTGGGCAAGATATGGTGGAACACCGGCAATGCTAGGTTCACTTACGCATACCAAGGTGATATAAATTATCAACGGTCCAATTGGAACGAACTACAACCGGGCGCAACCGTGGATGTATATGAATGGGTAGAATCTAATTTATTGCCCAGTAGTTGGGACAGTATAACAAACACCGCTCAAGGGGATGTGCTAGGCATTACAGGTGTAACACTATACGGCAACGACAGATACAGCAAACGTTTTACCTATGACAGAGAAAGTCAGACATTCAGAGAAGTGTACTATTATTGGGTAAAGAACAAAAGAACAGTGCCTAATATAGAAGGCAGAACGCTTTCTGCATTGGATATTGCGAGGCTTATTGCTCAACCAAGGGAACAAGGCTATCGTCATGTAAATTTCTTGTCCGACAACAGATTGGTTTTAAACAACTGCAAGCCTTTGATAGAAAACGAAGATGTGGTTTTGAATATCGATTATGTTTTGGACAAATTGGATGACCAAAACACTCACAGTGCCTATCAGATAATCACAGATGGTTTAGCATCCAGTGTTCCGCACACTGACATCGAACAGAAATGGTTTGACAGTTTGATAGGCGTAGATAAAAATCAAAAGTCTGTTCCAGACATCAGCCTACCTGAAAATCAAAAATACGGTGTACAAACAAGACCTCGCCAGTCAATGTTTAGAAACAGACCTGAGGCACTTAAACAGGTTATTACGAGAACAAATATTGCGTTAGAATCTAACTTGATTGTAGATGACAGAGACATCAGTGATTTGTTACAAGCAGACGAGATTCCTAACCAAGCGTCTGGTCTTTACGATCTAAGTGTTGATACAAAAGACGAAATGCTGCTTTTAGGCGTTAAGTTCACACAAGCCGAATTAAAGCCGGTTATAATAAACGGAAGAATTATAAGGGTAGAAATCATAAACAGAGGTAGAGGTTATAAACTTCCGCCTTCTTATGTTGTGCAAGGAACTGGTTCAGAAGCAGCAATTGACCTTGATATCAATAATCTTGGCCAGATAACTGCTGCCAGGGTAACCAATCCTGGAAAAAATTATGATGGTAACACAAAAATAACAGTAAGGCCTTTTGCGGTTTTGGTCAACACCGATGAGGATGCACAAGGCAGATGGTCCATTTACAATTACCAATCTGACAATGATAGTTGGTTTAGAACACGTATTCAAACCTTCGATGTAAGCAGATATTGGGAGTATGCAGATTGGTATGATCAAGGATTCAATCAACTCTCAGAAATTGATCATTATGTTGATGCACAGTATCAACTAAATGCGTTAGAGGATAACATAGGGGATACAATTAAAATAGCCAATGTGGGATCTGGAGGATGGTTGCTTCTCAGAAAAATAAACAATACCGATCAAAACTCCGCTGTGGACTACGAAGTAGTGGGCAGACAGAACGGAACAATCCAGTTCAAAGCCAGCTTGTATGATTACAATCTAGGAGGTCCAGGCTTTGATAATCGCAGTTTTGGAGAATTATTCTATGATGATACTCCCACTACCGAACTGAGGATTATTCTAGAAACCATAAGAGATAAATTGTTTACAGGAAATCTGCGCACAGAATATAACCAGCTATTCATAGCCAGTCTACGTTATGTTTTGAACGAGCAAAAAAATCCAGATTGGTTTTTCAAAACCAGCTTTGTGAAATTAGCCCACTCAGCAGGCACCCTAGACCAAGATTTGACCTATAATTTTGACAACCTTCAAAGCTATGTAGATTATGTGAATGAAGTAAAACCGTTCAGTACCGTAGTTAGAGAATTTGTAAGTCATTATACCAAGAATGAAGATTCAAACACTTCAGTGTCTGACTTTGATTTGCCTGCGTCCTACAACTTGTTGTCAGAAAAAATAGAGCCTGTGGATGTGTTTGTAACCGAAGGCATTGCTGTGCACGACAGCGAATTGCTGGAAAAATATCCTAGGAAGTATTGGTTGGATAATTTTGGCTATTCGATAACAGAAATATCTTTGATAGATGGAGGTAGCTTATATACTACCGCTCCTAGGGTAACCATAACCGGCGGGTTTGGCAAAGGTGCAAAAGCCCAGGCGTTTATTGGATATGGCAGTGTTACAAAGATAATTGTAACCCATCCTGGCACCGGATACACAAAGCGCCCGACGGTGGAAATTCAACCTCCGCCTAATTCAGCTGGTACTACAGCAAGAGCAGTTGCGAATTTAGGAGATTCGCCTGTAAGATCAGTTAGCACAAGATTGAAATTTGACAGAAATACTATTTCGAATCTTTATACAGCTGAGACTCTTGCAGAGACAGAAATATTCACGGGCACGGGTGCAGACACAGACTTCACTTTGAAATGGCCAATGGATTTAAAAACCACCAGTATCTCTGTAACCATTGACGGACAGGACATTTTCCAAAGCCAATTTGAAATTGAAAACACAATTGACAGTAGTAAATCCTATACCAGACAGCTTGGAAAAATCAGATTTGCTAATCCTCCTGCTAAAGATGCTGTGATTATAATAAATTATCACAAGAATATTTCTTTGCTTAATGCGGTTGACAGAATAAAATTTGCATATACTCCGGATACAGGAATGTTTGGTGCACCGAAACTAGACGAGAACAAGTACGATTATAGTCAGCTAATGGAAGGCGTAGACTTTGGCGGAGTGGAAATCAAGAGCTTTGATTTTGTTACCAGTTCTGGTTGGGACACAGAAGGTTGGTTCAACGACATTTGGGACGACGCTGAACCACCAGAAGACGAAGTTGTAACACTGGATGACTCCACAAATATTATCATATTAAACGAGCCTCTAGAAGACGGTGTAACATACAACATATATCGTGTAAGTTATAAGGTTAACACAGACGGCATAGAAGAAATATACTCTAACGTAAGATTGGACGATCCAAACTTCGGCACGCCAGGCCAGACAAATTTAAATGCTGTGTGTGCGCCTTTACAAGGAGACGGAAGTACCCAAGTGGTGGATTTGGATGACCTTGGAATTCGCGTAGATCCCCAGGCAGAAGAAGACAGGGTCACAATTGTTGTGAGAAAAACTACTAGCGATGGCGCTATGACTCCGGATAGAAACATTTATGATGCAGACATAGATGGTGGTAGGTTAGATTATGGTAATGCAAAAGGTGTAAATGCGGAAGAAATTGTTATAGATGGCGACGGATTCGTCACCGAATTCAATGCCGGCGGCGTAGAAGAACTGGTTCCTGGACAGATATTGGATACTTTAGATATGCAAGTCACAACCAAAGGAGATGACTCAAGCACCGTGGTTAAGTATAGAATATTCAAAGACATATTGAACAGAACCAGTTATAAGAGAATTGACACGGCCGCCACTGTATTGACAGAGGCCCTAGGACAAGATGATCTCAGCATTGTGGTTGAAAGCACAGAAAACTTGCCCACTCCAAATCGTAATCGTAATTTACCAGGCGTGATTTGGTTAGGAAAAGAAAGAATAGAATATTTTGTAAAAGAAGAAAACAAGCTGAGACAAATACGCAGGGGTACACTAGGGACCGGAGTTGCAAATGTCCATCCAGTAGGCACGGAAGTATATGACCAAAGTGCGCTGAAAAACATACCATATAGAGATCTAGAACAAACTCAAACTGCAACTAATGTAGACGAAGTTGTGCTTAATTTCCGTCCTGCATCAGCCTCAGAATTTGAGATGTTTGTTAACGGAATTCGTTTAAATGGGCGCGATGTTGCTGAGTTTGATCCTGCTAAAGATCAAGATTCCCCAGAAGGCGATGTAATTCGCGCGGCAGATTTTGAATTGGATTACTCCAGCGAAGATGGAGATGTCAAGGTAATAATAACGAATTCTGATATTTTGGAAATGTCCACAAAAAATATCGTTATCGTAAGAAAGGCAGGCAGCCTATGGCAAAACCGCGGAGAGTCACTGGCTGAAACAAATACAAATATAGGATTTTTCTTAAGATCTGGAAACTAATAAATACACGTATAGGAAAACACAAATGAACAGTCTAAAAGATTTAAATGGAATTTCAGTGCAAGGTCATATAAAAATCTATGATCCGCAGAGCCAAGAAATTTACATCGAAAAAAGAAATGCAATCCATTACGAAAATATGAGTGTGGCCTTGGCAGAAAGTATTGCTAATCTAGGTCAAGGATTTATCTACGAAATCAGTTTCGGAAATGGAGGAACCAGTGTTGACCCAACCGGAATAATAGCATACTTGACTCCTAACAGCACCGGAACCAACGCAGATTTATACAATCAGACATATTCCAAAGTGGTAGTAGATGACGGTACGCTGAACACAAATCCTGCACAGAACTTTATTGAAACAAGACATGTAAGCGGAACGAATTACACAGATGTTTTGGTAAGCGTGTTGCTAGACTACGATGAACCAGAAGGCCAAGAAGCCTTTGATAATGCCACTGATATGGAGAGTAATTTTGTGTTCGACGAACTCGGACTGAGAAGCAGATCCGCCGACCCTAATGGCACCGGTAGGCTTATCACCCATGTGATTTTTCATCCCGTGCAAAAAAGTCTCAACAGACAAATTCAAATCGATTACACTGTGCGAATTCAAAGTCTGAGCGGAGGTAATCTATAATGCCCTACAGTATTAGATTCACAGATTTTCAAAACAAAGGCGAAATAGTAGTAGAAGATAGCACGTTAAACACAGACACAAGCCTAAGCATTCCTGGCAAAGGTGCCACAGGATATGGAAAATCTGTGGCAGAGAATTTCCTACATCTTCTAGAAAATTTCGCAGGGTCTAATGAACCTACTAATCCGATAGAAGGTCAACTATGGTACGACACTAGCAATGGTGTCGACCAACTTAAAATTTATGATGCTACCCAATGGAGAACTGCTAGCGGATTTACCAAAAGTGGAAGCCAACCTGCCGCGTCACAGAGCGAAGCAGGAGATCTATGGGTAGATGTTAACAACCAACAATTATTTGTTTACACCGGAAACAGTTGGCAACTTATTGGACCAGAATTTGGTTCGGGTTTGCTTACTGGAGGCCAGGCAGAAAAAGTCATTGACATTGACAATATTGAAAGACAGGTATTCACTGTAAAGATTGACGATGTACCTTTTCTAATCTTAAGTGGCATTGAGTTCACTCCAAAAGCCAAAATTCCAGGATTTACAACTATCAAACAGGGGTTCAACCTAAAGAATGACAATCCACTGGTCGCAAATAATCCCATTAAATTTGTCGGTGTAGCAGAATCTGCTAAAT